ATTGTGAATGGTGACTATAATGTAAATATACAAATAAAATCGTAAAGTTAAAATTTTTTACAAATATTTTTTTATTTCAATTATTTTCCGTAGATTTGTATAAACAAAATATAAATAGTTATGGCAAATCAAAACACAACCCAAGACAGCATTGTTAGACAATCCTCTCTTAAATTCGTTCAGGACTACCAACGTACAATCGGTACTCCATTAACCCTTAAAGAAATTTTAGGTATCACCAATGTAATTGTAGACTATTGTCAGAATGGATACAGCAAGGAATTAGGTGAAAGAATATCTAAGATTGATGAACATATTCAAAGTAAGTATCCAGAAGAAGTATAGTGTTTAATTGTTTATTTAGGGGACCTGATGTTGGTCCCCTTTTTTTATGCGTAACATTTTGTAATTCAAAATATTTTACATATATTTATACAGGTGGGGGGAGTCTTTAATATTCTGTATATTCTATTGATTGCCATCTCTGACAATCCCCACCATTTTTATAATAAATAGAAAGCATAAGAAACCCTCGGACTTTTAGATTGAGGGTTTTTTTATTTTAAGACGATTTAAGACTACTTCTTTTCCCATTGAGAGTAACAGATACCTAACGCTTGTTCCTGTCCGTACTCGTCAACTATGGAAGAAATACACCTACTTATGTAAGTTTGTTCATCCTCACCACCTTCAGGTGATGGAATTACAAATTTTTGTTTTGATTGTTCTTCTTTAATTGGTACACAGTTTGGAACCATCTTACCATCCAATTCTTTCATTCCAATTGGTTCATATCCTTCCCAACAAGCACCCTCAAGACCATCATCTTCTGCCATCTTGTTTGGATATTTTATCTCAAAGTTATTTAGTTTTAACTTAATGATGTTTTCAAATTTCATATTACTTACTTAATTTTAAATATTCTTTGTATGTTAATTCTTTATCCAATAGATAGATACTATTGAAGTTATGACTAATCCAACCTGTATATTCTTCCTGACTTATTTTAAATTTTTTATCCAAATCCATTGGAATAACTCTTGCAAAATATTGTGACTTAGTTGTCATTGTTAATTCTTCTTCTGTTGGGTAGGGTAATTTATATTCCATTCGTATTTTTTAATTTATTATTTTCTTGTTTTAAACTATCAATTGTTGTTTCTAATCTAACAATATGGGCGGTTAATTCCTCAACCTTTTTACCTAAGTCATCAATGATGACCTGATATATTTTAATAGATTTTTCAAGGTTTTCTAAACGACCACCCTCAATCTCATTCTTTGATTTTCTATATCCAATAAAGTAACCAATAGCACTAGTTACAATTGTTAATATTATTTGTTCTATCATATCTTTTGTGTCCAACAAGTAAATTCGTAAGAAGGTATTGTTGCTGTTGTTTTTATATACATATATTTATTTTAGTAGCAATCAGGGCAATCTCTGTACGCATTATCCATTTCTGAATATACTGACATAGTCTTATTTATATCTTGCATATTCCAACCTTTACGTGTAACGTGACGTAAGAATATACCATTGTTATACTTCTGTGTTCTATCAGGTATCATACCATCAATTGTAGAAGCTGTATTGTATTGAGGGAATTTGTTTTGACCACGACCAATTAATAGATAATCTAATAATCTTTGTGAATAAAAGTCCGCACGTTGTTTTTGAATTGAACGTAGATACTTCATTGTTTCAATGTCCACAGCACTTGCATTCTCCATTGTACCACTTGTAATACCATTGTTCATTGTACGATACATAATCTGAGGTATTGCATTGAAGTATGCAGTTTGAATAAGATATGGTTGAACATAATCATCCACCAATGTCTTTTCATCATTACTGAATGTATTACCTGTTGAACTAACTTGGTCTAATAGATGTTGATAAAATAATGTACCAAGAATAGTTTGAAGGTCTATATCCTGTGCAATTTGTACTTCCGCCTTTAATACGTCCATATCAACATTCTTATTGATATTGGTAAACGCCTTTAATTTTGTTTCTGATATTAATAATACGCCCATTTTATAATACTTGTGTTGGTTCTACTGGTTTATCTACTACAACTGGATTGTCTACAACATCACCAGTTAAGAATAATGATAGAGGTTTAATTTCAAATGTTGTTGGTCTCTCAAATTTCAATGAAACCAATTTGTCAAAAACTGGTAATAGACAGTTTTGATATGGTAATATAACCATCTTACGGAAATATTCAGAATGCTGAGTAATTTCATCAGATCCGCCCAACTTACCAGCGGTAGCAATACCAAATAATTCAGCACTTGAAACCCTATGTGCTGATAATATATTTCTTGTAATGTCATCGTTTAATGATTGATAATAGTTGTCATTATCGTTACGTGGAATTTGTGTAATTTCAGGAGATTGTTCCTTACTTTCGTTGAAAGATATAATAGCTTGACCAGCATTATCTGTTCCACCATATTGTTCTTCCAATGCACGAACTAAGATTCTTTGTTCTTCTTCGCCAGGGATTCCGTTATTGTAATTAATCCATAATGATGGTACCATTCCTTTACGTAAATTGTTCATATGGAAGTTCTTAGCTTCAATATCAATCTCAATTGAACGTTGACCTGCACTCCAATCAGGTACAGGATAGTAACTCATTGATGGCATATATGACTTATAGTAATAGATTTGATTTGGGTCAGACTCTTCTTGAGAGAATGCTTTAATTTCAACAGGAGGATATTTTCTTGTATCGTTCCAATGTGCGCTATAATAATAACATTCAATGTCATCATCATCATTTAACTTACCACTTCTAACTCTACTAAAGTCAAGGTGATAAATCTCAGCAATTGTTTTTTTATCATTAGCCCAAATTACATTTAATGCAAACCCACCAAATAACATAAAATCTAAAGCACATTTTCTCATTACTTCAGATACATTCTCTTTTGGATTTACTAAGTTTATTGTTGCCATTGGGTTGTTTAATGATACAATACCATCACCCATAATTTGGTTTACCTTACTGATAATCACTGACTTATGTATTGAACAATTGTCAAATAATCCTATAAAGTATTGTGGTAATAGATTGTTTTCACCATAAAACACCCACGGGCTTCTTTGGAAAACCTCAGCGAATATGGGTAAACTTGCCCTATGAAACTCAATCTTTTTAAATTCACTCTTTTTTATCTCACTCATAATTAATCTTGTATATATATGTAATTCTCGTTAGTTTCATTTGGAGAGATATATTGAGTAAAGAATGGTTGTTCAACCGTTCCTTCTAATATAACTATACCTGTATATACTAATGTATTACCAGGTTTTCCATAAATGTTTAATTGATATTCTCCCAAATAATTTAAATCACTAACGTTAAGTGGTAATTCAATCTCACAATAACGAATATTCTTTGCAAATTCAGCAGGATTTGCAGTATTAATATTATACGATTTAACCTCCTTACTCATAATATGAGTAAAGGTAAGAGTATAACCAGTAAAAGTATCTCTACTATTATTGTTTATATTCAACGTTAAAGTGTTATTTTGACCTTTTTGTAGATATAGCATAATATGTCTTTCCTATAAGTAAATATAAAAAAACTAATATTGAATTGGTATATTAGAAAAAATAATAAAAAAAAGGGGCTAGACGCCCCTCTTTTAGATAGAGATATAGAAATTCAGTCCACAACAGACTTATTTTTTATTACCCTGTAACTGTAACACCTGTGAACACTGCAGCTAATACAGCGTTAGCTGTTGCTGTTTGTTCATCTAATGAAACACTTAAGATTGTATTAGCTGGTGTGTTTTCTTGACCTGTGAATGTTAATGTGAAACCATTACGGTCACCATAAGCAGTACCAGTTGAAGCATCACCACCACTCAAATACATACCATTAACTTGACCTAAGTAATAAAAAGTATTATTTTGGTCAATAGCAATTATTTCAATTTGGTCATTTTGAGAAAGTATTTTTATTTGATTGCGTTTGGTTTGGTCATAACGAAATAGAACCGCCGTCAACACTTGTTCAAAAAATATTGTACCATTTTCAAAGTTCTTTTGTACGTTTTGTGCTAAAGAAGAAGTATTTCTCTTTAAATCAAAACCATAAAGTACAGTGTTTGCTGCTGCGGTTCCACCAGTGATAGCACCATCTGCATCATATGTGAATCCAGTAATTCCACCTAAAGTAGAACCTGTACCACCTACGATATAGATTTTTTTAATACCACCAATTCCATCAGAACATCCTAACGCTGCACCTGAAGATATATAACAAGACATAATTTATATGTTTAATTTTTATTTATTTATTTTTAAAGGGGACTTTCACCCCTTTAATTTTTTTATAACTTTTTAGATTATGCTAAGTTGTTAGTTGCAAAGTATGCGGTAGAACCGAATTTAGCAACTTGTACTCCATAGTTGTAGTTAGCACGGATACGAACCTCATCAAAATCCTTACTGTACCACATATCTAATTTCTCGTGGTCTGATGTTAAATCAAAACCTACTACGATATATTCACGTGGTCCAATTACCTTGTTAGAAGATGCTAAACCAATGGTTGGAACAACTTTAACGTTAGTGTTTGGATGAGTAGCTTCCATATTCGCATCAATTGATGTAGCACCAATGTAGTTAGCGAAGAAGTTAGCCTTAGTTAATGCTTGTACATACAAACGGAAGTTTGCATAAGACATAAACACAACTAAATCTTCACGACTCATTGCGTTGTCATCTAATACGTTGATTAGGTTGTCAATTTCAGTAATTGGGTTACCACTAGTACCATATGCTGCTGAATTTGAGAATGTAGCACCACTTGAGTTAGCAACACCTGTTTGACCAGTTTGAATTAATTTTTTAAATCCTTCAAAACACGTAGATGTTGTACCAGTAGCACCAGTACTTGCTTGCCATAATTGTGTTTCAATTCTTTGTTGAATTTGTTTAACTTTCAAATCTCCGATGATTTGTTCGAATGGAACA